CCTTAGACTTCTCAAGAACACTGAGATAACTCGTAGAGCAGCGCAGAAGGAGCGTAAAGCTCCTTTTGGTGTGCTCATACACGGTGGATCTAGTGTAGCCAAGTCAACCTTTTCCAAGATGCTCTTCTACTACTACGGCAAGTTGCATGGTTTGAAGACGGAAGATCATTTCCGCTATGTGCGCTCACCTACTGAGGAGTATTGGAGCAATTTCGATTCGAGCAAGTGGTGCATTCACTTGGACGATATAGCATTCTTGCTACCGGCCAAGAGCTCCGAAATTGATCCTACGTTGAAGGAGATGTTGAATGTTGTGAACAACGTTCCATATGTACCTCCCCAAGCAGCTCTGGAAGACAAAGGCAAAACTCCTGTTTTGGCTGAGCTCGTCATTGCCACGTCCAATGCATCACACTTGAATGCGCAGGAATATTTCCATTGTCCTTTGGCGGTTAGGCGTCGTTTACCATTCGTCGTCAATATCAAACCCAAGGAGGAGTATACGGCCGCCAACAATCAGTTCATCAATCCTGGTAGTTTGCCAGCAATTGGTGGGACCTATCCAGACTATTGGACGATCACCTTGCAGAAAGTGGTTCCCACTAGCTACCAAGGAAGAGATTCCGCTAAGTTGGAGACCGTGAAAGTCTTCACAGATGTGCGTGAGTTTTTGCGCGAGTTTGGTAGATCCTCAATGGAACACATTGAAACGCAGAAGAAAGCGCAAGCGTGTGATGCCAAGATGCGTAGTATCGAGGTGTGTCGCACTTGTTTCTTTTGTACACCAGATTGTACGTGTGCGAAAGTGTGCGAACACTGTCATGAAGCAAGGTGTATATGCGTGGGAGCATGTCAGCTCTGTTATGAGCGCAATTGCACCTGCATCCAGGGACACATGTGGCTCTTTTGGAACTATTTCCGAGTGTGGATGTCGAGTGTACTTGTACACGTGTGTGGCAATCTTCTAACCACATGGGTTTTCGTGTATGGTGCGCGGTTTTTCGTGATCCGAGCATTCATGATGTACCTAACGCGGTTTCTCAATATGAGCTATGAGCTCAAGATCGCGGGTATCATCAACTCCCAGCGAAACTACAAACTGAAGATTACCGTTGGCAGAGTCATGGCTGTAGGGAAGATCCTTGCTTCAGTGTTCATCGCTTACAAGCTGTACGAAAAAGTGCGACCCGGTAAAGATCCAAGAGGGAAGTCTGCAAAGAGTGTGAAGCGGCAATCAAAGCGCGATATCGAGGATGATTCTGACTCTGAATCAAAAGATGAATTTGGAGAGCAGGGAAATGTTTTGGGAACCACTGAAGCGCAACTTGCAAAAGAGGAATCTCAAAATGTGTGGTATAATCCTACTATGGAAATGTGCCGATTTGACATACCTCTCGCTTCCCAAAGCGTAGCTACTGCCGATTCTGATCAGATCCGAGCAATGTTCGCAGCAAACTGTGTGCGTCTTACGCTCACAGGCTGTAACAGTGGAACTAGTGTGAGGACGCGTGCACATTTGTTAAAGGTCAGTGGTTATTGTTGAATAAACACATTGTTG